ATGGTAATGTTATATGGAAAAATCACAAGTTAATACAAGAATTGGGAGATTATTGGGAATCACTAAGAGATTCTAACCAATGGGGCGGTAATTGGAAAAACTTCAAAGACTACCCACATTTTCAAGGATAGGGGCAATTAAGCCCTAAATCCTACCCCCAGAACAAACCATTTGAGTCTTTGCCTTTTTCTTATTATTCTTAATCCACTTCTTTTGCATTTTAATCTCATCTTCACTCATAGTGTCACAGTTTTTTATAACAGGACATTCTTTAAAGTTTAACTTTTCCAAATACTGCAAATACTTATCTTTGCATGGAATAGAACAATACTCACCACTTTTAAATAACTTGGCATTACAGTACAGACATCTTTTAATTTTTGACATAGCATTTCCTTTAATTTATTTTTTTAGATATAATCACATTATTTTTTAGTAAACTAGGCATATTTAAATATAGCCATAAATCCAATATTGAAATAAAATTTGATATTGGATTTGTTTTTTTATTTCAAAACTATCATTAAATTTATTCCTAACATATTTTATTCTTAATTGTATTAAAAATAGTAAAAACATCACTTCAATAACTTTACTATTAATAACCTTAACATCTTTATTTATCATTCTAGAATCTATCAACCAATCAACATTTTCTTTAAGTATCCCATATGAATACGCCTTTTTATAAGTTGCTTTTGTGTATTTCTCTTTGCTAAATGAACTAAATCTTAAGTTCTTACCTAAATTCCCTCTATAATCTCTTTTAACAGTGTCTAATAGCAATAGTTCTTCATCATCTACACTGTTACTATAATCTTTGATAACATAGTCATATTTCGCAATTAAACTACTAGGAAGTGTTATTTCACAAAATTCACTATATAAACCAAACTTTTCAATAACCTTATTTCTAATTTTCATTATCTGGTGGTAATCATCATAAAAAAACTGTATGTGTAAATGAGGATTGGAGTAATCATCACCAAGTTCTATATTGGCATAATATTTTATGTTTTGATTTTTGGTATTTCTAACTAATAGTGTCAAATAGTTTTTAATATCGTTTATTACTTGCATTTTAAAATACTGGTTAGGATCGTTATAAGTAAACGTGAGCATTAATTTATTCAAATAATCATATTTATCACGCATAAAATAATAATCATGCCTTTTAGAAGAATTAGCCTTTTTAATAGCTTTTAATCTATCTATATTATTATATTTGACATTATCTGATTTATTGTATATAATATGGAATCCTTAGTATGAATAATATTCCAAATAGCACCTTATTGATAGTAGGGTGCTATTTTTTTGTTTAGATCTTAAAAAACTGTTCCACACTCATTACAAGCCATTTCTAAATCTAGTGGTTCACCAAATAAAGTTTGTTGAAATCCAACATTTTCTTTAAATGGTTTAAAATTACCTTGTTTTGATTTATTCAAGATCTGTTTTGCGTTAGTATTATTTCTAAAAAAGTAAATATCTCCATTAGATTGTGGATTACCTCTTAAAAATCTTTCACTAGGAATATAATCTTTATATTTTTCTTCCATTCTATTTGGAAAATCAAAAACTTCTGGACTATTTTTAGCAAGTGTTAAAAGTTTTCTTTCTGATTTTTTCCAACACCAAGTGCAATTTCCATATTCTTCAGTAATTTCTAAATCAAAAGGCATTTTTGACCACCAAAGTTTAACTTCATCTTTTGTAACAGGTTTATTAAATATTAAAGGATAATAGATATTTTTATCTTCAAAGTTTTTTGCGATTCTATCTGATTCATCACATCTAATACCAACAGATCTTTTATATATTTCATTTTTACGCATAAATCTATCAATAGGCTGTAATTTTAATTCTCTAGTGCAGTGAGGATAAGGACTACATGGAATACCATATAATTTAATCATATTTTCAAATACTTCACCATTTTTCTTGCAGGATTTATAATCTACAATTTGATAATAAACATCTTTTCTCGTTGATCCAAAGGTTGCTTCTATCCAAATAAGATTTAAGCCAAAATACTTATCACATTTATCCACGAATTCCAAAGTTTTTAAATGTTCTTGTGAAGTATTAGCATAAACGAAAACAAATTCATATAAGTGTGACCAATTTTCAAGTAACCATTTACACATATATGCAGATGTTCTACCACCACTAAAAGAAACTAGCATTTTAGGCTTCATATCATTTCCTTCTCTTACTATTTTTTTTCTTTTTATTCCCACTCTTAACAATCTTCAACCCCATAACAACCTCAACAGTATCAAGAACACATACAGAATATTTTTTAATTTCTGGTCGTTCAATAATCATTTTATCACTAAATCGAGATTGAACCTCAACACCTTTTAATAAATCACTTCTTTCAATAGCACTTAACAAATTATCATAATCCAATTCTAAACCTATATAACCCTTTGCTTTTAAATCTTGAAGCATTAAAACACAATATAAAATAGGAATGTGATTATCTCCTATTGCAGCAATATGTGAAGTATATTTATTGATACAAGTTTGGTAATAAGTCCATGCTTGGGTGTACATTGTTTTATTGAACATTCTTAATCTTCCAAGTGCTTCACGAGTTGCACCAATACTTTCACAATAATCTATGATTTTATAACCTGATTCACGCATTAACTGCTTTGATTCATCATCATTTACTATTGATGTGCCTTTTCCTTCATTTGTTAGTTCTTCACCGTTTATTAGTAGTGTATGGGTGTAGGCTAATAGTGATTTTGTTTTTAATGTTAGCATTATAAAGACTCTGTATCATTATCTTGGTTTGGTAAATTGTCTGATTCAATTTCAGAGTAAAAGTGTTCACAACTAGAACACATATTAACATCTTCACGACTAACATTTTCATTTAAAAATTTTGACGCCTGATTCATACATTTAAAAATATCAATATTATATTCAGTACTCCAACGGCATTTTTTATAGTTTGGTTGATTTTCCATAGTTATCCTTATTAAAATTTAATAATACGATTACACCGCTATTCACACGAACTACTGCTACGTAATTTGTAATCGCATTACTAAATCTTAAACACTCCCAATTAAGGGAGCGGATAATTAATCAAATAGTCCTTTGGATTGTCTTTTTTCATCAATAGCCATTTCCATATTTTTTGGAATTTGATCATAGTATTCTTTTTTGAGTTCACATAATATTGGTTTTCTACCCATTTTAATAGACTGATAACCCTCGCTACCAATTCCACCAAAAGGACTAAAAACTGTATCCCCTTCATTGCTCCATAACTGTAAACATCTTTCAATTACGTCTAATTGTAAAGGACAAATGTGTCTTTCATCTTTTTCATTTCTACAGCTATTCTTTTGAAGTGTATTTGATGGATTAATATCCATCCAAATAGGACTGGCATACCTTTGCCACGTTTCAATACTTCCACGATTTAAACGACCATTATCAGGATTAAATTCTGACTTTTCATCTAAAGTATCAGTACCATTATAATATTCAAATCCACCAGAGATAGGTTCTTCATTATCTCCTAATTTTCGCATAGTAACTAAGTAGTCGGGTATCCCTTGACGACTCATAGCACTATCTTTCACTATTTGTTTATGTAGTAATCCAAGTGCCTTAGTTCTTTGCTGTGCAATTACAGGATCTTTCCAAATGCAAACTTCACTATGAAAAACAAATCCAGATTTTTCAAAAATTCGCACCATTTCACCTCTAAAATCGTGAATACCAATATATCCATCGTTTTGTTTTGATGTAGGCAAATTCATACAATGAAACGACAATAAACGACCTTTTTTAATAACTCTATGTAATTCTTCAGCTAAAAATTCAAAGTGTTTATAAAATTCACTTCTAGTTCTACTGTTTCCCATATCTCTATCACTATTTGAATAAGTATATAAACTTGCAAAAGGTGGACTAAATATTGAATAGTCAATACTATTGTCTTTTAAACCATTAATAACTTCCGTACTGTCTCCATGATAAATTGCATAATTATCTGTTATAACTTGTTCAATAACTTTTATTTCTTTTTTCATAATCTAATCCTCAATATTTATAAAATTTGGTTTTATCATAGTAATAGTTGGATTATATTCCAATGTTTCACTTGATACAGACTTTAACTCTTTTAATGTAAACTTTTTAGTAAATACTACCAATTCATCAATCATAGTTAAAAATTGGACCTCTTTTCTTTGTTGGTTAATTTTGACATTTCCCTCTGCTTCACTATAAACATAATGACAATTAACTACTTTCTTTTGACCATACCTATCAAGTCTTTTTTTAGCTTGAAAAACCTGCTCAAAAGAATCACTTAGTCCAGTAAATGCAGTATTAAAACAATTTTGCCAGTTATGACCAAATCCAAACATTGATGGCTTACAAATTAAGTTTATTTTCCCATCTTTAAAATCTTGTACAGCTTTTAACTTATGATTGTCTTTATCCGCACCTTTAACAGCAACACTATTGCTAATAAGCTATC